GTGCTGACGGAATGTAACGGTTTTTATGATATTCCGCGTCCCCGCCCGGTGCAGCCGGTTCGTCGCAAATGCAGCCAGGAATCTGCGGCTGATGATGTTCAGTGGTGCAGCTTCAGAAAATCCCTGCCGTGGATTGAAGGGCATGATATTCCGTCGATGGCGTGGGAATTTGCTCAGGGCGTACTGACCTGCGAAACCGTTTATGTGGTGGCTGAAGTTGATGAGCAGGCCATGAAAGAAGGCGTGCCCCAGTTTGTGATGGCGTATATCGACATCCGCCTGGGCGTCATTATCTGCGGTTTAAGCGGCTGGAATATCACCTCGCGCGTTCTGCGTTACCTGATTGTTGACCGGACGGCCGCGCCTGCCGGGATATCTGCGGAGGTGGCGTAATGTTCTTTAAAACATCAAACCCTTCCGCGCTGGCCGCGTGGCAAAAATATCAGCAGGACTGCCAGAAAGTTAAGGATGAGGCAAAACGCCTTGAGGCCGTGCTGAATGTTGCGTGCCGATCGGTATTTGTATCCGGTATCAGTGGCTTTTGTTTTAAAGGGCTGCGCTTTATGGATGACAAATATCCTTTTCATCGCGACTTATGGCGAAAACCGACTGCGTCGAATGGCTGGAGCTGCACACCGCGCACATCACGTATTCCCAAAGCCCTGCGCGTTGCCTCTGACGAACTTAACAGTCTGTGGCGTGAATATTCGCTCGTCACGTATGCCAGAACCGATGCCCTGTTGTTCTGGCTGGGCATTGACTTCTCAGCAATATTGCATGGTCCCGTGAAGTGGTTCTGCGTTGACGATGTGATTTATCTCCAGTGCGGCGTAAAACCCGCAAAACAGAGAATGACCGAAATTCTGCCTGATGAGTTTTATGCTGCCGAAAAGCGAGTCAGGGGGTGATGTATGATGATTTTACAACCCATGGGGCGAAAAGGCCGTGCACCCGCTCATGTTCGTGCATGGACACCTGAAGAAGATGCGCTGCTGATTGCGCTTTATCCATCCACCCCGGTTAAGGATATTGCTGTCAGGGTAAAAAGAAGTTACTGGGGTGTATATAACCGGATTGTTTTATTGCGCGGTACTTACCCGGAGTTGCTCAAATGCAAACGTCCCAGATTTAAACATGATGAAGATAAATTTATCCGAAAAAATGCCAGAACAATGACCGGTAAGCAAATAGGAGAATATCTGGGGCGAGACCGGGACTCTGTCCACAATCGGGCGCGATATATTGGCGTAAGCATGAAAAAATACGGAGAGTTGCTGCCCTTCACCCGCATACCTGACGATGATGTTCGTCTTATTCGTGAATTACGGGATGCTGAATCACCACGGCGTCTTACCTTTAGGGAAATCGGCGAGAAATTTGAATTATCCGAGGGCACGGTGAGTTTTATTTATCACCGTCGTCGGACTGCCGAAGATGTTGTATTACGGGAGTTAATGCCATGATAACGACATTATTTGTTGAATCAGATGAACCCCTTGTGTGTGCCGCCGGAATGCCGGTCTGTGGCGGAACGCTGACCGGTGTTTATTTCGGGGATTTGCGCGGTTATCCCTGGCATTCACTGAATGATGCTTTCCCGCCTGATATGGAGGCTGTCGTGCTGATTGTTCAGTATGGTCACAGGCAGGAACTGCGCATCGGCCATATGGGGTATGAAGGCTTTTTTATTGATGAAGAAACTGGAGCCTGCCTTGAAGATGAGGACGGACAGGTGACGCACTGGTGCCATATTTCAGCTTTACCGGAATGACGGGAGGTGAATGCGTGAGAAGTTATATTGATAATGAAAAACTGAAGACAATCAGCGACTGTCTTAGCTTGCTGGCAAAAATAAAAGAAACCATTGAAGAGATTAAATTTCAGCTTGAATACGAACCCTGTGGCGATGATACATTGCGTAACTCTGCCAGAAAAGCACTGGCTGTCTTTCAGAAACAACGCCGGACTGTTGAATACCGCCTTGCTGTATTGCGCCAGGAGGAAAAGGAAAGAAATATAAGACGTCATGAACTCGTTAATGATTTTCTTGTTCGTGAATTAAAGGAGCGTGTGCCGGAGTCGGTATTTTTTGAGTGTGAGGCTGTTGCCCGTAGCAAAGCACTGGAAACTGATTAAACAGGCAGGTGAATGATGAGTATTGAATTAAGATCGTCTTATGAATATCGTAAAATTCTCATCGCCGGAGGCATGAAACCGGAAGATGCAGAAAAAATCGTTTCTTTTATGGATAAAGAATGTGACAAACGGGATATGCCAGAAATTATTATGGATGACATGATTCTGCATTCAGCCGTAGCGTTAAGCCCATTATGGATTGTGCATTCTCTTGCTGAAATTGCCAAAGGCACCGATAAACAGGCAGCTGTTGCTGCCCTTCAGACGCTTAATGAAATGCGTATATCTCCACGCCCGACATTAATACATATGATTCTGTCCAGCATGGAGGATAAAGCAAATGAATAGTCTACCCGCTGGATGGGCGCGGCCACTAATGGCCAGGAAGCATCATTTTTTTAAAACAGGCGAAAATATCAGTATATGTGGACGGTGGTTATATCTGGCTCATAATCGCGAGCCGGATACATTTGAAAGCCCTGATGACTGTGCCGAATGCCGCAGAAGACTGAATAAGGAGAAAGATAATGGACAGTAGTTCGCAGTTGTTCTGGTATTTATATATCACATCCTTTTTCGGTGCATTCGTCATTACACGATGGCTGTGCCGGAAAGTTATCAGTATTTTTCATAAAAAATACCTGATTGGGCAGGCTGCGACTTCTCTGATTAATGCACTGGCCAGATATCATAAGGGGGAATGCTACTCAAGAATAAAAACTGATGATGGTTTTAATATTTTTGTGATTCCTCCGGAGTATCGGGTTCAGCTCGATCGGGAAAATAATACCTATCATATCCGCAGGAGTGTTGATACAGCATGAGAGGGAAACTGATATCTGCCATTCATGTGGCAAAACGCGAGCTTGCCCTGGATGATGAAACCTACACATCCGTACTACTGGCGGTCACCGGCAAAACCAGCTGCCGGGATATGTCACCGGATGAGTTATCCCGCGTGCTGGATGTTTTCAAAAAACGCGGTTTTAAAGTGCGCCAGAAGCCGGTTAACCGGGCCTTAAAACCGGGTACGGTGACCGCCAAAATTCGTGCCATCTGGAAGGTAATGCACCGGCAGGGCTTTATCTCTGATGGTGCGGAAACCGCCCTTAACCGCTGGGTGAAATCGCAGACGGCCGCGCAGAACGGCGGCGAAGGTGTGGCAAACTGGCAGTGGCTGGAGCAACACCCCGCCCTGGCCTCAGATGTGCTGGAGCGTCTCAAGCGATGGCACCGCCGCAAAATGCTGGCCGCGATGGGAATGCCCGAACGCACGCTGATGGGGTATGACGCCGTTTGCAGGCAGTATGAAAAATCACTTCCCCGTTAACCCCAAATCCCGCCACAACGCGGGATTTTTATTTTAAACTTACCGGGAACGCGAGAACCGGAGGCTGATATGACAGAAACTCAGATGAGCATGTTTGGTGGTGACAGTGAGCAACTGCACGCCCTTATCGACCGCCTTGATGACATCCCTGATGATGTTCTCAAAAAGAACTGGCCGCGGACCCTGTCTGAACTGGTTGAAGTCACCGGCGCAGAACTTCAGCGTCAGGGGATTGAGCCGGTACTGGCCGGTAAACTGGCACGCAAGGTGGCTGCGGCTCAGGCAGCCTATATGGGCGGACGGGGTTATTACCTGCCGGTCGGGGAATCTCTCTTTGCCGAGCTGCGAAACAATGAGATATTTTCGCGCTGGGACCGGGGCGAGAAAATTGAATCCCTTCGCCGCCATTACCGGATGTCAGAAACCCAGATTTATACCGTCATACGTGAACAGCGCCGTCTGCATCTGGCAAGAACGCAACCGCCACTTTTCTGATATTCCGCAAAGCCTGCCGCCTTTCCTTCACCGTTACGCTGACTCAGAGAACATCATGAGACAGCGTAACAATGCCAAAACTCCCCGCACCACTGCGTAAAAAGCTGATTGCCCTTGTTCTGGCCGGTGCCGGGACGTTCACGATTGCCACGCATTACACCGGTTACTGGGAAGGGAAAGAAAACTCCACGTATATCGATCCCACCGGTACACCCACCATCTGTTACGGCCATACCGGCCCGGATGTGAAACCGGGTATGACCCTGACGGATGAAGAATGTCTGAAACTGCTGGAAAAGGACATGAAATGGGCCTTTGCGGCCATTGATCGGCGTGTTCAGGTGCCGCTTACCCGTGGTCAGACGGTGGCGCTGGCTTCGTGGATCTTCTGGGCCGGTGAAACGAACTTTCGCAACTCCACGCTTCTGCGCCTGATCAATGCCGG